GCCGCGATCGGCCACAGTTTCCTTGGCGGCGTCCAATAGTTCGTATCTGTTCATCCTTCGGTATCCCCTTTAACGTCAATAATTTTTAAGTTGCATACAGTGCATTTATATTCGCGCTTATGCTTATCATCGCGCCGTAACTCGATCAAGCTGCGACAGCGCGGGCATTGGTTGTTCCTTAGTTTACGCTCGAATGAGCCGTCACCCTCATCAATCATCAGCCTCTCCTGTTCCACCACAAGAATAACACGAAGTCCACTGGACGCAACCATAGCCATCCGGCTCGCGGATGAAGCCGTTGTCGCAGGCTGGGCAGCGTTTTGGCGTTGTAACGTTATGACGTTTTGACGTTTTGGACAAAAATTTTGTGCGGCACCCCCCTATCGCAGTAGCGGGGGGCGGGGGGAAAGGGGTCGATTTTCCTGCGCTGGCGGTATCGTTTTTTCCTGCGCCGTACACCGACAAACCAACGTTTGCTGTCGTGTACGTCATGCCATCACCTGCGCTACATCGTAAAGCGATGGCACCCCAGCCCTGCGCTCAAGCGCACTGTCACACACGTTCAGCGTGGCCGCTGTCACGTCAGCCACAGTGAAGCCAGCAGCCGCCAGCTTACGCGCGTGTGCTATCTCGTTGTCGAACATCCTGACCTGACCTGTCGCACGTTGCACTGCTCGCAGATATGCGTGAGTGATGGCCTCGGCGGCTGGGTCAGCGTGGTTGCGAGTGTTTACTTGTTTATCCCCCAGACCCCCTATTTCTTTATTGTGTGCGTCATCTTGGTCAGCCACAAGCTGCAATGGCTTTGCGCTGTGTATCTCTTCATAAGTCGGCAATGCTTCATCTCCATCCCATAATACTTGATAGCGGTTACTCTTCCATCCGCTCGATGTCTCTTGATAGTCCTTCGGCTGTAGCTGCCTGACGTATTTCCTACGCTTCAACACCTTCATCGCCGCGTGTATCGTCACACGCTCTCTGTAGCCTGTCACGGCGCATAACGTCTCCATACTAGGCCAACACACACCAGCCGCATTTGTATGGACACACAGCGCCCCTAGCACCCGCAGCTCGCGCTCTTTCAGCTCTCGATCATTGATAGCGCGTGATGGCATCACCGACCATTTCCTAGAAAGGGATTTCATCATTCAGCTCCTTCTCAAGCGGTGTTTTCACCTTCTGAACTGTAGCACCGGGGAACACAGCCTTGACAGCATCAACTGCCTTGCTCGCTTCCCACGATGCCAGCAACCTGCCGATCTCATCCACACTGTAAACCACCATCTCGCGGTTGTCGCGCTTTACCCGGCTCACCTCATAATCATTTGGCACGATAGCCAGCACCTTACCATCTGGCATCCTACCCTCAACCCAATCACCCGACAGCGGTTGCACACCAGCAGCAATTGCAGCCTTTTCTATCGCATCAACGCCGCGCAGTGTCACCTCAACCTGATGCTCGACATCGCGCTGGCTCTCGATAGCCTCATTCAGCAAATCCATCTGCCGATCAAACCTATCACGCAGGCTTGCATCGACTAGCCACACCAGCCTATCAACACCCCACTTTCGCTCAAGCGCGCTGACCCTGTCATCATACTGGTGCAGCGCTGTCTGCATACGCCTCATCGCACCTTCACTAGGCGCATAATGTTGCTTGCTTGGTTTGCTCATTTTTACCCTCATTTTAGCCCTCCAAAAGATAGGGTGCGATGGTAGGGTGTGATCCTAGGGATCATCACACCCCACCCACCCTGCGATGAACATAAGATTTAGGTGAGATGGCCATCTTATAATTCAGCCCAAGTCCTTGTTTATCCACACTTTGCCTTCGTTCACTGTCACCACACCCTTATCTTGCAGTCCCTGACGCGCATCTTTGCGCTGTTGGGGCGTAAGATCGGGCGATTTGACGTTGTGCGCCTCATTCCATTGCCCCTTTGAGATGGCCTCAACGCCCATTTTTATGAGCGTATTTCGCAGCGCTTGCAGGGCGTGTTGCTGCCTTGCTGATAGGTTTTGTTTCTTGGTTGCACCCTGCGCCTCGATGGGTTTCATAACCACGCTGACGTCATCCATTAGCGCCACTGGCGTCATCTCAAAGGTGATCTTGTCCATCGGCTCGGCATCTTTTTGCTTTTCCATCGCCAGCGCCACGATGTTCTCAGACTTTCCCACCGACAGCACAGTATCAGCCGCGCCAGCTAATGCCGAGCTGCCGCGCATAGAGTTGATGCCACGGCTCGCGTCTTTGCCAGCGTGGTGGATGGCCAGCAGGCCACAGCCGGTGTGGTGCTTGACTGTGTCACAGCCGCGCACAAACGCGCTCATATCTGTGGCGCTGTTCTCTTCCCCGGTCATGCTGCGCGCCACTGTGTCAATTACCAGACAGCTAAAATCCTCTTTGAGGCTGTCAATGGTGCGCAGCAGCTTCTCAATACTTTCCTCATCCATCATATCAACGGCCATAGGCAGGACGCGCAGCAAGCCAGCATCCTCGACCTGATTGTGCAGCTTCCACGCCTTAACGCGCTTGCCAAGGCCGCCAACGCCTTCCCCGGCAATGTACAGCACAACGCCCTGCCTTGTGGCTCTGCCGTGCCACGGCAAGCCGTGTGCCATAGACAGCGCCATATCAATGGCTATGAAGCTCTTGCCAGTGCCGGGTGCGCCGTACATCACGCTGAAGCCGTGCTTAGTCAGGACGCCGTCTATCATCCATTCAACTGGCGGCATTGCCATCAGGTAATGCTCATCATACAGCGGATAGATGTCAGGCTGTGGCTCTGGCGCTTGCTCAACCACTGGCGCTTGCCGCACCAGATCCAGCAGCGCTGCCTTATCGCCGCCAGAGGCCAGCCAGTCAGCCACATCGCCTTTTGCTGGTAGGTCAGGCAGGTCAAGGCGCTTAATCGCCCCAGCAGAGCCGTATAGCGCCGCTATAACTGTGTCTGCGTGTGCTTGCCCAGCATCATCATTGTCTGGCAGCACGATCACCTTACGCCCAGCAAAATGCCGGTTCAGCTCCGGCTTCCAATTCTTTGAGCCGCCGCTATTGGTCGTGGCGATCAGGCCAAGCTCAATCAGTGCATCGGCGCATTTCTCGCCCTCAACAATAAACACCGGCGCGTCTGGGTTTGTAATGATGGCCGGCAGGTTATAGGGCAACGGCTCAATGTCTTTGATGCTGTTGATCCAGCCACCCTTGCCGTCCGGGCGTCTTTGCCTAAACGTCTTAGGCTCAAAGCGCATAACCTGATAAGCCAGCACACCATCCTCATTATAATAATCATAAGAACGCGCCATTTGTGGCACCACTGGCAGGCTCTTTTGCTGCTGCCTGCTGATGCCAAACTTGCGCTCTAACACCTCTGGGATGTTGCCATTGATTGAGGCTGGCTCGTTTGCTTTTACCAACGCAATCACGCCACCGCTTTCGCCAGTTTCAAAATCTGTCCATACGCCTTTGCGTACGTCAATGCTCTTGCTGCCGTGGTTGCCAAAGCGCAATTCTGTGCCTTTAGACAGGCGCGGGTTCGGCTCACCCCAGTAGTGCCTAGCCACCTGTTCTATATATGCTGCTATGTTTGTCATCTTGTTATCCCTTTCCCCCTTCTCCCTGTAAACGTGACCGGCGGCGCAGAGGGAGGGGCTGGCCGCCGGTCACTACCACCGCTTAGAAGAGGTCAGCGCCCTCGACAACTGAAGGGGTTGCAGCAATCGGGGCTGCTACAGCGGCGGGTTCTGGCGCAGCAGGTGCTGCGTCTAATGATACTGGGCGATCAACCCAGCCAGTGATCGACCACTTTGGCGCTCTGAAAGCCTGAGTGCCTTGGGACTTGGTTTCAATCGTGATGCGATCAGAGCCAGTTATCTCGATCACTGGCACTTTGCCGGGGTTGTCAGCTTTACCAGCGATCCACTGATCGTGCAGCGCGTTCATCTGGTTGCGCACGATCTTTGAGCTGCTGCTCATCTCGCGCAGGCCGATCTCTTTGTTTAGAAGACGCACCCGGAACCCTTCCTTGTGATCTGGGCTTGGCTGTTGTGGCATTGTCTCGCCAACCTTGACCATCCGAAAATCAGGCCCGGTGCTTGTGAACGCAATGTAACCGACTTCAATTGCCTCCATATCCATTACGACCTTGATCGGCAGCTCCATCTCTGTTTCGGTTTTCTCCCAAGTGCCGTCTGCACCCTGATGCCGGTCTTGCCTGACAAAAGAGCCATCCTTTGCGCTAAACTTAATGATCGGCAGGTAGTCACCGCCGCCTGAACTGCTAGTCTCTGTAAAACCTAAAGCCATCTTTTTCTCCTTTGAACTTTAGAACTACTGCACAACCAGTGCAGCTTGGATCGGAAAATAAGCGCACAGATCTGCATCTTGGCTATCGCCGCGATCAAACCTGCCACCCTTCCCCAATTTGAAATCGCCCGCAAAATCAAATCGAGCGATGCAATCGATATACACGTTCAGCAGATACGCAGGCAAGCCCGTGTTCTGCGTAAGCCAGCGCGCCTGCAACACCTTAGACAGGCTGATCATCGCTGTGTCGTACTGCAAAAGCCTGACATTGCGATGCTTCACCTCAACAAATGCGCGCGCCTCGCCATCCTTAAACACAGCAAAATCGAGGCGGTACTGTATCGGCAGCTTGTAAAAGTCATAGCCGTGCTGCGCGAAAGTCTCAGCTAGAGCCTGCTCTTTTTTGCGATCAGCCTCTGTCTCATACATTGGCCTAGCCATTGTGCGCCTCCTTGATTGCCCACAATATCCGCGCCGCAACCTGCGGCACAATGCTATTACCTAATTGTCGCAATCTGTGTATCCGACCGGGTACCCCATTAGCCACTCGACCCACTGCGGGTTCAGGGAGCCAGAACTTGCTTTTTCCCCACGGTAAACCCTCATTGCCAATTTGCTGTCGTCCCTTTTGCCTCGATCCTTTTGGTTTGGACTGTCTTTGAAGTCCCTCGCTGTCGGCGTTGGGTACATCTTTATCTGATCCGACAGATTTGCCCCGAATACCAGATTGGGATTTGTCTTGCTGATCCTTTGACCCTTCTCGTTCAGTGTCCTGCCCGATGTCACGTCTGATGTTCTTGGTGTCGCCCATAGCACCGGCTCTATCACCTGATCCCTCAGATTGCTGGGTTTTTTCCGCCTGCCGGTCAAACTCTCTTTGTAATTTGCTGATATCCCCGCTGGCAAATGATCCATCGTGTTGGGCGTTGCCCACAATCCAGCATCTATCGCTTCTGTGTTGGGCGTCTGCGGCGACAGCCGGAATAACAAAGCACCGGCTGGCGTAGCCTGCGGCTTCCAAGTCAGATAGCACCGTGTCGAGACCCAGAGTGATGTGGCCAGCAACATTTTCTCCAATGACCCAAGTCGGCCTGACCTTTTCGATAACTGCAAGCATCGCTGGCCAGAGGTGTCGGTCATCTTTATCGCCTCGTCTGACCCCGGCAAGCGAGAAGGGCTGGCAGGGGTATCCCCCGACAACGATGTCAACCAATCCTCTAAATCTATCTGCGTCATTCGCCAGCTCCCTCACATCATCAATAATCTCTGTGTCAGGCCAATGCTTACGCAAGACCTTTTGCGCGTGTTTATCATATTCGCAGAACGCGACGGTCTCGTAGCCACCCACCAGCTTTTCGCCAGCGTAGCTGAAGCCGCCAATGCCGCTGAATAAGTCAAGCATCCTAAGCATCAGCCAAATGCTCCCGGATGATCATCATCGCTGTCATTTGATCGCACTCAACACCATAGCGCCAATCGTACTGCTCATTTATGTCACCGGCTGGCAGGTAGTTATCCATCCCCACAACAGCCGCGACAGGAAAGCGCCAGCGGATAGGCAAGCGATCATATTTATAAACTAGCAAGGGCAGCTTGTTTGTGGCTAATGCTGCATCGCAGCATTGTGTCCACCACGCTGGCTGTATGCCGTAGCCTTGCCGGTAACGCTTCGCCTCAATGCTGAATGGAAAGTCAGGCATCTCAACGCAGATCAGGTCGCCGTGATCGGCAGCGCGATACTGTTCTATGTCGCGCTTGAATGTCAGCCCAAGCTCTTCATGCAGTATCTTTGCCAGCTCACGCTCAAAGCTCGCGCCCTTGTTGCGGCTGTTAACCATCGCGCTTCGCCAAGCTGCGCAGCGTTTGCGCGGCAACATCACTGTCGCCCAGCGCCGCAATGCGCCGATCCAGCCCCTGCTCAAGCAATTCATCTGCTAACGCAGACATTGAGCGGTGCGATGATATGTCGAGAACAAACCGCAGCTTGTCAACTGTTTCGTTTCTCAATCTTAATTGTTGCTGTTTAATCCCAGACATTACCTAGCCTTTTCAATGGTTTGTAAAATAATTGCAAAAACATACACAACAACACTTGTACCACACTGCAACAATTGTTAAATAGTTATTAGTCACTAGTAACCAAGGGGAGATAGAGATGGACTACATTGCTTATTATCGTGTATCAACTCAGCGCCAAGGCCAGTCCGGCCTTGGCCTTGAGGCACAACGCGCAGCCGTTGCCGGTTACAACATCACCGCCGAGTTCACCGAGGTTGAGAGCGGTAAGAAATCGCAACGCCCAGAGCTGGCTGCTGCTCTTGCCGAGGCCAAGCGCACTGGCGCAACGCTGCTGATCGCCAAGCTCGACCGGCTAGCGCGCAACGTGCATTTCATCACCGGTCTGCTTGAGGCTAATGTGCCAATCGTCTGCGCCGATATGCCAGAGGCAGATCGTACCTTCTTGCAGATGGCTGCTGTCTTTGCCGAGTGGGAAGGTCGCAAGATCAGCGAGCGCACCAAGGCCGCACTGGCTGCTGCCAAGGCGCGTGGCGTCAAGCTAGGCTCGCCTGACCCTGCTGCTGCTGGCCGGGCGTCAGCCGCCAAGCGCGTGGCTCGCACTAATGCTGTAGCCAAGCAGGCAATGCCAATCGTCTCGGTGCTGCGTGAGGCTGGTGCCTCACTACGCACCATCGCCGCCAAGCTCAATGAAGCTGGCATACCAACAGCACTGGGCGGGCAATGGTACGCCAGCACTGTGCGCAACTTAATAGGGGTAAACTAATGAAACAGGAAATCATCGGCGGGGCATTGCTGCTATTGCTTGCCATATCATTTACCAACGCCTTGTCAGACACATATAACGTCTGGGGCTTAATTGCTTGGCTAGGGGGTGCAAACTGATGGAGATTATCAGGCGTAAAGACGCAATAGCGCAGGGGTTGGTGCGGTACTTTACCGGCAAGCCT